CCCCAGTATGCTTCTGCTTTCCAACCTTCAGAGAAAAGTGTCATCGTGAGAAGTGCGATTCCTTTGACTCTTTAAGAATACATCAATCTGATGTCTGTGCTCTTTTATTGTGACACTTCCCCAACTGGTTCAGTTCTCTACACTTTCAACCAAATCTTCCCACACTTCGGTATCATAAAGATCCACAATTTCTTCCTTCATATCTTCCTCTGTGCAATCTTGGTATGCATCCATTAACAAATCATGGCACATCTGCACAAGGCAATCCATATCCATCCCGTCGATGATAAGGTTGCAATAGTTCTCTTTAAGAGCGAAAAGATCAGACTCGTTCATGATGTTAGGGTCAGAAATGTGCGAAACGAAAGACATTTGTTGTTGATGCAAATACGTTTTGATGAGTGACATGAATTACCCCACACATGCCATTGGCATATACTCATCAGCAGGCATTTTGTTCACATTGAAGTCAGTAACTTCTGCACCCTTAGCAATACGCTCAGCAATCTCATGTTTGAAGTCAATCATACCAATAGTGCTGTATGATTTCTGACCAGTAGCGCGAAAAGTAACGCGCTTGGTGAAACGTTTCACAACAGTTTTCATACCCTTGACTTCACATGCCTCAGCAATAAATGCCTCAGGGAAGAAGTCAACAATGACAGCAGAGTTGGTCAGTTGCATGAAGTGAACTCCTTTGACTCTTTTAATATACAGGTTTTAGATCCCTGTGCTCATTTATTGTGCCACTAAAACATGTGGCACAAATTGTTTATACAATCAGTTGAACTTGGCAGTGACACCAATTACCTTTGCATTTGGATTGCGAGCAAGTGCAACTTGTCTTGCTTCTTGATAGTCACGAGCATACACTTCTTCAGTGAATACTTTACCTGCAACAAATAACTTTACTTCACATTTCATCCCCATGCCCCCATAAACTCATCAAGATGATACTCTTCATCTGTGCTAGTTTCTATAATCAACTCATCATAACTCATTTCTTTCAACATCTCCAGATATTCTTCTGGTGTTGGATCTTCATCAGGATCGAAGTCATCATGACATAGAAACACATACTCATTGTAAAGTGCATCGATCAGTTGTTCTTTAGAAACGCTCATTTTCTTTGTTGAGATGATTAAACCAGGGGGAAAAGAGTGCAAGCAACGCCCATACAATGCTCGCAGAAATGATGATGAAATATATCATCGTGGAGAGCAAAGACGATTGGAGAAAGTATTGACAGGTGGCAAACCTTGCTTGTCAATTAGATACCATTCAAATAACCTTTCTTCTTCCTCTCGTGCTTCAATCTCATGTGGTTGATACCAATACTCATACTTTTCGACTGGTTCTTTAGAATAACACAATTTTCCATAACGTTGTCGCAATGAACCCTTCACCCATTGAGAAAGATGTGTCAATTCATGCAAAAGAGTTTTTATATACAACTCTTTGTCCATGTAGGTGTCAAGTTCAATCAAAAAGTGTCGAGGTCGATGTGTTTCACCAACAACATCACAATAACCAACAACATGCTCACGTTTCAATCCACGATGTACAATTTCAACATCGATTTTGTGACGTGGGAAGAAGTTATTCAGAAACCAACAGGTAACATCCTCACAGAGGATTTTAGAATAACCGTATCCAGAATGGTAGATAGAAGACATGTTCCCCAATGTAAAAACCAGACAAATGATGCAACAAAAATGAGTTTTTCCTTTGATGTCATTTCTGTTGCTGAACCTCCACACTATCAGGTGTGTTCATATACGTTTGAAACTCGTGACCTTTAACAAAACCAAGACCACCACCAAACATCATCAAACTAAGAAGAATTGCACCTGCTTTTGTGTTAGTTCCACTGTCACTAATTTCATCTATACTCTTTCCAGTAACTTTCTCACCAACCCATGTACCAGCAGCACCACCAACTAACATTAACACCCAAGGTGCAAAGGTAAGAAATGCCCAACCTGCTGCAATCACGCCAACAAGTGCAACACCACCTCCAACATCTCCAATGCTAGAAGAATTGCCATCACCCCTACATTCACGAAGATTGTAGATATAAATGGGGTCATAAAGTTTCTCAATCTGCTCACGCGCAGTTGAAATACTTCCTGACTCAGTTGTAACAGTGAACTGTCCACCAGTGGGGACAGTTTTAATCTCTGCTTTGTAAGTTGCCATGATGAGTGTTACTTTGAGTGTGAATTGATTGTTGTTAGGTATTATCGCAGATAAAGATAACCACCTGCCCAATCAGCATGTTCAAATAACCATTCACGCTGTTCAATCAATCGTAGATCAAATCTTACACCCTTGGCAGGTGCTTTGCTAGCAGGTTTATACACTTCACCAGTCTTCTTGTCAATGAAAGCATGAATACTGTCACGACGATCACCAATATGCATGAAGACTTTGTGATACTTACGACCAGAAGAGTCTAGAGAGTAAAAGTATCCATCAGGAGCATCTTGAGTGAGAGCATCACACAGCATCAGACCATACTTAACAATGTTAAGTTGAATGGTGTTCTGTGCTTCCTGTTGAGAAACAAAATCAGCGAATGTTGAAGTCATTTGCTTGAATTGCTTTGACCTTTATAGAATACACCAGATTGGTGCTTGTGCTCATATTGTGTGCAGGTTATTCAACTGGCACAAGAGAACTTGTCGTTGTTGAAGTTTGCACAAGAAAATGCCTCACGATCAACTACCTTAAATGAACCAAATTGATTGTGAATGACATAACCTTCATGCAATGCTGGTTCATCACCAATCATACAACTAATTTCAGCATCTTCTTGTATGTAATGCCACATATCAAGTTTGATAGATGACATCAACTTCCACAATCGCAGCAGGTTGATGTCACAATCACATTTCTCTGCAATTTCATCCTCCACAATGGGTCGATCTTCACGAATACATGCGTTGATCTCTTTTTTGATTTCTTTTGCTTTGCGATCAGTTACAAATTCACATAGAGTTGACATTTGCTTGGCAAACTTACACATATCTGCAAGATCCTCACGATAAGGATGCAAATACGCTTCAGGTTGCACAAACAAACATTCACGAGTGCTGATCAGTTTGCTACTCAAAGGAAATGCATATGCATCTCGAAGATCTTCCAATGCATTGTAAATCGTGTGTGGCGCGATAACAATGTTTTGATCAACTATTTCATCAAAGATATAAGTGATCGTATTGGGGCGAAAAGTATCAGTATTGCCAAACCCAATAAAATCACCCTGAATAATGGATTTAGTGCGAGGCAAGTTATCAAAACAAGCATGAAGAATAAGTGCCACTTGCCCTTCATGATTCGCATCAATTTCTTCATGAGAATGATTGATCTTGATCTTTACTTTGTTGAAGACAGATTTGGTTCCAACAAAGAACTTACCATTGGCAGGATTGCGACCCCAAACAATAGCAGGAGCACCATCCATCTTGGTGCTGATGATGCTATCAGGTTCAGAAAACCAGTCAAGAACTGAAAGATCTCCAGTCAGAATAGAGTCTTCAGGATGTTCGATGTGTTTGTTTTGCATGATCCTATGATTGCATAAAAAAAGAGGTTTTGCAACCCCTTTGTGATACTTAGTCAACTGTCATGCAGTGACTTGAGTGTAGGTGTTCTTAACCTTTTCAATAAAGGCAGAACGTTGATCAGCAGTTAAAAGATTGTTGCGAGTGAAGTTAATGAAAGCAGCAAGTCCCACAAGTTCCATGACACCATTGAACACAGGGATGCTATCAACAACAAACACAATCTCATGAATGAGAAGTTGTGCAACAATCACGACAAACAGGATTGCAGTGCTAAGACCAATGTTCTTGAGAAGTTCACTAGAAACATTCTCATCCACGAAAGTCTTAACCTGAGCGATCTTGTCTTGCATGTTTGGAGTCATTTGGTTGACCTTCTTAAGATAGTGCATTGGTGGAGTGATTGGTCAAAACAGTGGTCAGTCTCTCAACTGTCACTATCAAAAACTTTTCACATAATGACAACAGGAAAGAACTTTTTCTCATACTCTATCAACTCTTGAGGTGCAACAATTAGATTTGATTCTGGTGTGAGAGTTCTATCTTTCCACTCACGTTGTAGACCATAAGAGTATAGATCCAAACCAGCACGAATGTATTGCTGATCTGTAGGAACTTTAATGATATATGATCCACGTCGATTGTCAATACCATCCAAACTCAAACGATCATTCTCTTTACCAACAACAAGAATAGTAGAACAACACATCACATACCATTTACGAAATGTAGAGAACTCGCAAAAACTTTCGCGGTTGTCTAACATGTAATGATATACATTTTGTGGACGAAAGCAATGATCTTTTGTCGCAATAAATTTCTTGTTGTTTTGCAGTTTCTCAAATGCAGTTTTTGTAATCAATCCAGTAGGAATAGAGCAGGCATGAACTAGATCATAAAAGGGTCTAGTGATTGCTCTTACAATATCTTTGTCATTTCGATTATTCTGCCACCAATCAATGATGTCAGTGTTCATGAAATCATAGTAGCAACGTTGTGCATAGATTTCAATCTTCTTTGCACTAGATGGTTTGATTCGAGTCAATCTATCCAATGCATGTTCCATTGTAATGATGGAATTTTTCATGACTGATTAGCGACGAATTTCAGAGATTGCAGGTTGACCTTGGTTGAAAACAGTATCGACAACTGCTTGCACTTTTCGTGCAGTGCTGATGCCAACACTGTCATAGGTTGGAACACAGACCAACCCAAAGGTTTTAGATTTGTCACCCAGACGAATGACACGACCAATGGATTGACTGATCCCAATATAGTCCATGTTTCGCATGAAAACAACCGCTTCCAGTCCATTGACATTGATTCCCTCACTCAGAATACTGTGATGAATCACAACAAACTTCTTAGAAGAATCTTTACCCCATGCGTTGAGTGTTTCAAAGAATTGCTCACGGTTGACTTTCTTGCCATCAATGATAGCACCAGTCTTGGATGTAATTGTCATCCAAGAATATCCACGAGCAGCAAGTTCTGCACAGAAGTTAGAGTGAGTGATGAGATTGATGATCTGTTTTGTAGTACGAGCACAGATCAGAGTCTTGCTGATGTTATTGTCATCAATCGTTTCCAGCAGGTTGTCTGCATCCTCAGCACACATTACCTTGCGCCCCTTTACCATAGGAAGAGGTTTGACTACAACTTTAGGAGGCAGAATAAACCCACCATCAACTAGTTCAGGTGCAGGAACATTGCATAGAACCTGACCATAAACCTCAGTATCATTCATCCCAGGTTTGAAAACAGTAAGACTATGCTTAGGAGTAGCAGTGAAGAAATAGCAGCGGTCACTATCAGCAGAGAAATACTCTGTGGCAGGGAAAAAGTTACGTTTGACAGAATTGTGCGCTTCATCAAAATAAATGTTGTTGACTTCAATATCTGCTTGACGAACACGATCAAGAGAATTGTAAGTGGTGAAGATGATTACATTCTCACCAGCACTGCGAGCAGTATTAGCAAACAGATGAATGTTCTCAGGTTTGGTAGAAGAATAGTGATGCGTCTCACCACTATGAACGTGCATGATGTGAGTGTTGGAGGTATCAATAATCTCCAGAAACTCGCTGCACAGTTGTTCTGCAAGCAGGATACGAGGAGCAACAACAACAGAAGTCATTCCATTGTCGATATACTT